TTTTTGAAAGGAATGACAGGATAGAATGGGATTTTTTAATAGCTTAAAAAATTTACTTATGCCCGAATCGGTAGACACGGCAAGCGATAAGCTCCTGCAGTGGTTAGGCATTGACGCAGACAAGCCGAAAGCCTTAGCAGAGACAACATATTTCACTTGCTTAAAGGTGCTATCTGAGACGATGGGTAAGATGCCCTTGAAACTCTATCAAGAGGACGAGTCAGGTGGCAGGGTGAGAGCGCCGACAGCGGACATATTGCTGTATAGGCCTAATTCAGTTATGACTCCGTCAACTTTTTGGTCGACTATGGAAGCAAATTGTCAACACTATGGCAACGCTTATGCGTGGATACAAAGAGATTACAAGAGCGGATTGAAAAAAGGCGAGATACCAAAGACGGCTTACTGGATTATGAAATCCGATTGCGTGACTGTATACATGGATGATGCGGGGGTTTTCGGTGACAAAGGTAGGCTATACTACAAGTTTACAAATCCACAAAACGGCGAAACTGCAATATTTAGGCAAGAAGATGTTTTACATATAAAAAACTGGTTGTCGTGGGATGGCGTTATGGGCATATCGGTAAGAGATATCTTGAAAAGCACGATTGACGGTGCCGGATATTCCCAGAAGTATCTTGAAAAGCTGTATCAGAGTGGCTTAACGGCATCAAGTGTCCTGCAGTACACGGGCGACTTAGATGAAAGATTAAGGCAACGACTTGAAAAGCAATACAATGATTTGCTTACAGGTGCAAATAATGCAGGCAAGGTTGTGGCGTTGCCATTAGGCATGAAGTTGGAACCACTTACATATACTTTGGCAGATGCTCAGTATATGGAGTTAAAGAAGTACAGCGCTTTGCAAATTGCAGCAGCATTTGGAGTTAAGCCAAATCAGATTAATGATTACGAGAAGTCAAGTTACTCTAATTCGGAATCACAACAGCTTAGCTTCTTAGTGGATACGATGATGTACAGGCTAAATCAGTATGAGCAGGAAATTAATTACAAGTGCCTGACGGATAAGCAAAGGGCTGAAGGCTTTGTATACAAGTTTAACGAAAAAGTCCTTTTAAGGGCAAACATGGAAACACAAATGCAGTCGATAACATCGGCAGTCCAAAATGGTATATATACACCGAATGAGGGCAGGCACCTTTTAGACCTTCCTTCCATGGACGGCGGAGATGTGCTTATCGTAAACGGCAACTATGTACCGCTTACAGATGTCGGCGCTGCATACAATATCGGAAAGGAGGACAAAAATGATACTTAAGATAAAAGGCGACATAGTCAGCAATGATATGAAAGAAATTTATGAATGGTTCGGATACGATTGTACAACACCGAAAGATGTAATTACTGCAATCGAAGAGATGCCGAAAGGCGACCGATTGCAGGTCAAAATAAATTCAGGTGGTGGCGATGTGCTTGCAGGTCAGGAAATCTATGCGACATTAAGAGGTCGCAACGATGTAGACATAGAAGTTGAAGGCTTGGCGGCATCTGCTGCATCAGTCATTGCAATGGCAGGCAAGAGCACAATATCACCAATCGGAATGCTTATGATACATAGCGTTAGCATAAGCCACACTAGCGGAAATCATGCACAGCTTAGTAAGCAGGCTGAGACATTAAAGGCGTGGGATGAAGCTTTAGCAAATGCTTATGTTGAGAAAACTGGCGGAGATAAAGACGGCATAATTGAAATGATGAATAATGAAACGTGGATAACGGCTAATGAAGCCGTAGAAATGGGACTTATAGACGCTATAAGTCAATCCGGACAGGCCGTAATCACAAACAACATGGGCAATTTAAAGATTACCGATGAAATGATACAGCAGTATACAGCCGAGAAGGCTGGTATTGAAGAAGCAAAAAACAATTTATTAAAAGACCTCGATAAGTTCGGGGCATGAAAGGAGCAAAAATGAATTTACAGGAACTACTTAATCAGATAAATGCGAAGAAGCTTGAAGTAAAGAACTTGGCAGAGCAGGGAAAAATAGAGGAAGCAAAGGCGGCAAAAGAAAAGCTCGTTAACCTTCAGGAGCAGTACAACATTCTTAAGGATATTATAGAAAATGAGCAGAGTGGAATGACAAACGGCACAGCAAATGCGGTAGGAATGAAAGCAGTTACTGCAGATAATGTAGTTGATGCGGTACACGATTTTGCGGAGGCTGCAAGACATGGCTTTTATACTAATACCATGACCGAGGGCACAAAGGCCGATGGCGGTTATACAGTGCCTGAGGACATTAAGACAAAGATTAATCAGTATAAGAAGGCTATGTTCTCACTTGAGAGTCTTGTAGATGTTGAAAAGGTAAGCACATCAACAGGTCGCAGAACTTATCAGAAGAGGGCACAGGTTGAAGGATTTAAGGCAGTTTTAGAAGCGGGAAAAATTCAGGCTGCTGCAACTCCACAATTTGAGATCCTTGAGTACGCAATTAAGAAATACGCAGGATATATGCCTGTTACAAATGAGTTGCTTGCTGACTCAGACGCAAATATCACAAGCGCACTCACAAAGTGGTTTGCGGAGCAGGATGTGGCCACAAGAAACGCTCAGATTTTGACAGCTATCGGAACAAAGGCGGAAACAGACCTTAAAAACCTTGATGGAATTAAAAAGGCTGTAAATGTGACTTTAGGCTCTGCATTTATCGGCGGTGTTACAATCGTGACAAATGATGACGGCTTACAGTATCTTGATACCCTTGTGGATAAGAACGGAAGATACTTACTTACACCAAGCATTCAGGATCCGGCAAAGAAGGTCTTGGCCGTTGGTGCATCTACTATCCCAATCGTGGTAGTGCCAAACTCAATTTTGACAACAAAGACCAACAAGGTGACTTTTATTGTCGGAGATTTCAAGGAAGCTATAAAGCTTTTCGACAGAGATAAGCTGAGCATTATGACTTCCAACGTCGCAGCGGTTGGACAGCTTAACGCATTTGAGCAGGATTTAACACTCTTTAGAGGAATCGAAAGACTTGACTGCAAGACAAAGGATGCCAATGCATTTGTGAACGGATATATCACTGTAACCCCTTAATGAAGCTTTAGCCCTTGCACCTGCAGGGGCTTTTTTGAAAGGTATTAGCCTATGACGATTGAGCAGGTAAAGGACTACTTAAGAGTAGACGGAGATGATGACGATAATATCATAAGAACTATGATGGAAGCATCAAAAGAATACATCGTGTCCGCTGTAGGCGAATACGATGAGGAAGATAAGACGGCAAATCTTCTTTTTTGTGCGATAGTTCAAAATATGTATGACAATAGAGAGCTTATGCAGTCGGATATACAGCAAAGAAAAGCGATTGAATACACCTTCAGGAGCATAATCTTGCAACTGCAAATGAAGAAAGCGCTTAAGGGGGGTACATGAAAGGTTTAAACCCCGGAAGGCTTAATAAAAAGGTCAACATACTAAGATACATAGAGACAGAGGACGAGCTTGCAAATATTGTGAGTACTTTGTCGGTGCATAAAAGAGTTTGGGCGGAAATAAGACCGCTAAGAGGCAACGAACAACTAGAGCATTATAAGACGACAAGCAAGCTTGTATACAAAATCACAATCAGAAATACAGATATAACTGAAAAAGATGTAATTGAGTATCAGGGCAGGCAGTTTCTTATAAATTATATTGTAAATCCCTTGGAAGCTTCTTACTACTTAGAGCTTATGTGTACAGAAAACAAAGACCATGAGGAAAGGAGGGAGTAAATGGATTCTATACATTTTATCGGACTTGATGGATTGCTTGAAGATATGCAAAACATGGTATCGAGGGCACCTGACGACATAAACAATGCAATTGTAAAGACCGCAAAGGCGTGGACAAAAGATTGTAATGCAAAGATGCCGTCAAGCTATAAAAGTGGTGCAAAAGGCTTGAAAAGATGGAAAACAACGAAGAATTACAGCCCTTCAGGAATAATTGCAAGCGTTGAGGTCACAAATAAGGCTCCGCACTTCCACCTTGTCGAAAACGGACATAGAAAGTTTATAAATGGAGTGTATACAGGTGGATTTGTTGAGGGCAAGCGCTATGCAGAAAAAACAAGAGCAGAGTATGAAAGCAAATACCCTGACATGATGCAGTCGGCTATAAATAAGGCCTTAGCAGATAGGAGTTTGACATGATTACCTATGCCGACGTCATAAAAGAAGTAAATTTAATTTTAAAAAAAGAATATCCAAACATTAAAAGGTACGGAAATGACACTGTCGATAATGCAGTGCCACCGTATTTTTTTGTTGAAATCGTGCCGTTTGGTACGGATAGGGAAAGCCAAAATATGATGCACAAGTCGTGTTCAGTCAAGATTACTTTCGTGCAAAAGGTAGCCAAGCAGACCGAAGCGCTTGAAGTTATAGAAAATATATTCGATGCCTTAGGCATGGTTTTGGTCATCAAAGACAGGCGACTACTTGTCACAGAGTATACGCATGACTATATCGAAGACCACGGCAATATTCCACAGGTGTCCTTTAAACTGGACTGGTACGAAAGCACAGAGTATCACGACGGCGAACTCATAGAAGATATTCATTTGAACATAGAAAAGAAAGGAAGTAGATAAATGGCAAAATTAACATCACCAAGCATCACCATTGCCTTTACAGAAAAGGGCGCAAGCGCTATTGAAAGAGGCGAGCGCGGTATCGTTGCCCTTGTCTTAAAAGGCACAAGACAGCAGTCCTTTAAGGTCGCAAGCGTTAGCGATATCCCGACAGGTGTGCTAAATGAGGAAAATGAGCAGTATGTAAAAGACGCTTTAATCGGCTATACTCATGCGCCTAAATATGTCCTTGTATACATTATGCAAACTGGAGCAGACATGACAAAGCCGTATAAGGATATGCTGCAATTTTTCGAGAATGAAAAATTCACATACATGGCTATACCGTCAGTGAAAACTGATAGTAAGGTGCAGGATGTGCTGACATGGGCAAAGAAGCAAAGAGGCGAGCATAATCTTGTAAAAGTTGTACTGCCCGAGGCTGTAGGCGACAATGAGGGCATTATAAACTGGAACTCAACCTTGTACAGGACAAAGGAAAAGGCAGTAACACCAGAGCAGGGAACTGCAAGAATAGCAGGGCTTTTAGCAGGTACAGGCTTTAATGTATCGGGAACATATGCACCTTTGAACGACTTTGTAGATGTAAACAGATTGGCAAAGGCTGAGCAGGACACTGCAGTAGGCGATGGCAAGCTTATAGCCATTTGGGATGGCGAAAAAGTCAAGCTTAACAGGGCGGTAACATCACTTACAACCACCACAGCCGAAAAGGGCGACAGTTTCAAAAAGATTAAACTTGTTGAGACTATGGACATGATGGAGGACGACATTAGAAAGACTATAGAAGATAACTATATCGGCAAGTTCTCAAACAGCTATGACAATAAGTGCTTACTTATCACTGCTATAAATGCTTATTTTATGAGCCTTGTCAATGACGGCCTTATCTCAGTCGGACAATGTCAGATTGATGTAGATGCACAGAAGCAGTGGCTTAAGGCACAGGGCAAAAAGGTCATACTTGAAGACGGAAGCGAAAAGGGCATTGATGATTGCACAGACGAAGAGATCAAGAGAGCAAACACAGGTTCGCAGGTCTTTTTAAAGGCGGTTGTATCCTTAGTTGATGCGATTGAAGATGTGTCTTTAAAGATTTCAGTGTAAGGAGGTAGAGCATGAAGAAATTTGTATCTAATCAGGTAATAAATGGCACATGGGGCGAACTATGGGTTGATGATGAGTATATCGGCGAAGTTATGTCTTGTAAGGGCGAAGTGAGTATATCCTACTCAGATATATCCATGGTCAGAAGTCTGACAGCAGGAAAGAAGATGACTAAACTTGAAGGCAAGGGAAGCGTTAAGCTTCACCACGTGAGGTCAAACATTTCAAAGGCGATATCAGACAAGGTCAAGAGAGGACAGACCCCCGACTTTAAAATCATTGCAAAGCTTGCGGATCCGGACAGCTTAGGAGTTGAAAGAGTAGTATTTTATCACTGCAAATTCGACAAGGCAATACTGATGGACTGGGAAGTTCAGAAGAATACAGAGGAGTCTTACAGCTTCACTTTTGAAGACTGGGATTTCCTTGATGATATAAGGGCATAGGAGGAGTAAAAATGGCATCTTTAATGGAAAGACTTATGAAGCTTGACAGAGACAAGCTTCTTGAGGTACCTAGCGCAAAAATAAAAGCTGATCACTTGTCAAAAGTAGCAGGCGAAGAGATAGAAATCACATTAAAAGCATTATCGGGTAGCCGATACACTGAAATTATGTCAAGCGCGACAAACAAATCAGGCGGAGTAGATATGAGCCGTGTTTATGATGCGCACACAAGGGTTGTAGTTGCAGGTTGCATTGAGCCAAATCTTAAAGACAAGGAGCTTATGGATCACTATCAGGCGGTAACCCCGAAAGACCTTGCATTGATGCTTTTCCCGGGTGGTGAAATGATAAAGATTTCAGAAAAAATAAGATTTTTATCAGGATTTGACAAGGAGAATGAGAACGACGAAGGCGTTGAGTATGACGACATAAAAAACTCATAGAGACTGATGCGGATTTCCAAGCGATGTATTACTTATTTGTAAATCACGACTGGAGCCCGTCAGTCTTTTTTGATGCGCCTTTTTCTGACAAGGTGCTTATACGGCACTTTATCAGAAGAGAGGTAGAGGAAGCAAAGGAAAGGAGCGAGCACGATGGCTAGGCAGGTAGATGTAGAATTTCGGTTCTTAGACAATTTTACAAGCAGTTTTAATTCAACAATCGGCACGCTCACAAGTGGAACTGCTGCAGCGTCAAGAGCTTGGAAGGGAGTCGAAAAGGCAGGGCAGAGCATAAGCAATCTAGGCGCAAAAATCACGACTGGAGTAACCCTGCCACTTGCCGCCGTTGGTGCAGCAAGTTTTAAAAATTTCGGAGACGTTGACAAGACACTGAGGCTTGTAAGCGAAACGATGGGAAGTACAGCGGAAGAAGCAAAGACGCTTGAAGGTGCTATAAAAACCGCCGCATCAAATTCCACGTTTGGAATGCAGGATGCGGCGGATGCGTCTTTAAACTTTGCAAGACAGGGCTTTGATGCCGTACAGGCGGCGGACATGATAAGTCCTGCTATGAGCCTTGCAGCAGGTACAGCATCTGACTTGTCCATGGTTACAGGTGGCCTTGGCAACACTTTAAAGGCATTTGGAGCAGATGCAAGTGAAGCAAGTCACTATACTGATATGATGGCAAAGGCACAGGCGCAAGCGAATACGGATGTTGAAGGATTGTTCGAGACTATGAGCATTGCAGGTTCTATGGCTAAAACTGTAGGATGGAGTTTTTCGGACTTGGCGACAATAACGGGAGTGTATGGCGATGCAGGTGTAACCGCATCAGTAGGAGCAACGGCAATCGTTAGCGGACTGCAAAGACTTTCAAAGCATGAAGCGGAGGCTACTGGTGTAATGAAAGACCTTGGAATAAATATATATGATGCTAATGAAAAAATGAAGTCGATGCCAGAGGTTATCGGAGAACTTCAAAAAGGTTTTGAGGGTTTAACGGACTTAGAGAAGATAAATGCTGCACAGTCAATCTTTGGAATAAATCAGGCAGGAAAATGGTTGACACTAATTAATGGTCCGGGCATCGAAGCGCTTCAAGGCTACAAAGACAGCATTGAAGGAGCGACGGGAGCATCACAAGCTATGGCAGATGCGCTTATGAGTGGTCCGGGTGGTGCGATGGAACAATTAAAGTCTACATTTGACGTTTTCAAGTACAATGCAGGCGAAGCGCTATCGGGAGCGGTTGTGCCGTTTATCAAAAAGATTACGGAGTTGCTTGATAGGTTCAATAAGATGGATCCTGAGCAACGTCAACAAATTGTCCGTTGGGCAATGATGGCAGCGGCTATCGGACCTGCCTTGCTGATATTCGGAAATACTGTGACTATGGTCGGCAAAGTCGGCGGAGCTTTCACGAACTTGGGAAGATTTGCAAGCATTGCGACTAGAGGATTTTCAGGACTTTCGGCAGGTGGCGGAGTTTTGAGGACTGCAATCGCTGCAATTGCATCACCTGCAGGCATCGTCATTGCAGTCTTGGCGGCGATTGCTATCGTAGTTCTTGCGGTAGTAACGAATTTTAAGGCTTTCAAGTCTGCTATGAATTCAACATCGCCGACTTTTAAGAAGCTACAGGAAAGCTTTAATAACCTAAAGGCAAAAATTGAGCCATTTATACCAAAAATCAAGCAAGTGATTGATGTTGTCGGTGAGGGCATAGCCTTGGCCGTTGGCGTGGCTGTATCTGCACTTGCAGGATTTTTAAGCGGTGCAATGACTTACATCGGCGGTGTAATTGATGTGCTTTCGGGAATAATTAAATTTATCACGGGCGTTTTTACAGGCGACTGGAAAAAGGCGTGGGACGGCATTACTCAAATCTTTAAGGGTTGGGCAGGCATGATAAAAGGCATTATTGAAGGCATCAAGGGCGCAATCGGCGGAGTCATTGACGGAGTCAAGGGAATAGGCAACTTTTTTGCGGGCGGTGACAGTAAAATTGTAAAGGCTGCAACGGTACCTGCAAAGGCTACAGGCGACCTAAACTGGATGGGCGGTCTTGTACAGGTAAGCGAGAAGGGCGGAGAGATTATCGACCTTCCACATGGCA